GGGAAGAAGGAGTACTGTGTGCTAGAGGAACTTCCTATGTGTGTGAACGGGGATGACATCTTATATTGGTGTTACTCTACTGAACATTATGACACATGGAAGCAGGTTACAAAAGAATGTGGCCTAAAATTTTCTCTAGGAAAGAACTATACACACAGCTACGCTGCTATTATTAATAGCGAACTCTACTTTCATACAGGATTCAAAAAGGGTTCTTATGGAAAAGGCAAAAAGCCCGAGTACCGGACTTCCACCATCTTCCGTAAGGAGGGAAGTCTAATGCAACCAGCTACTTTATTCTGGAAGCAATGCTCAGTTAATTCTCGGTTACTAATCGGGGGTCAACGATCAACAGGGGCAGGTACTCAGTCACTTGTGACATTAGTCGACAAAACAGATAAGGATCTTAGGATTCTACATGAAGAGTTGATTAATCGCAAAATAGACATGGTGACGTACACAAAGATCAAATTGACACCACAACAACAAAAGTTACACAGGAATCTACCCGACGATTGGGCTCGTGCAAACTATCTTCGCACACTACAACAGAAGGATAATTTCATTAAATTGGAGAATCTAACTGAATACGTGAAGTGGAGACAGACAATCGAAGCTCGTGGACGAAAAGGGAGGGAAATGTGTGCTGGTGATCATGAGGTAGATACCTCACGTCCTGCGATGATGGGAGCGTTCACAACGCTTTACAATGAGATACAGAAGGAGAAATTAGCGAAGTTTGTAGGATTGGTTTGGGTAGGGCGGACAAAAGTACTCCGTTTCACATCCCACAGTCCCTCGGAGGGTTGGGTCTTACCCCTCCCCCCGGTCATACTACAACCGCAATGGATTACCTGGGTGTTGCAACATTAGAAGGTTGCCCCCATTCAGCTGAGAAGTTCATCAAAAGATGTACTCCTACTATGCCGAAGCCGACATTTATGACGGCGGTAAGTCACGAGTTACAGGTACAACAAGACATGTTGAACATCAAACCTGAATTCAAAGATTACGAAGAGATTGGATTACTTCGTTTCCTAGGTGAGGAGGATGGGTTCTGGGAACAATCGTTTCTAACAGGATTCGTCACGTCCGAAAACATGATCGTGGGCCCGGAAGAAATCGGGGACAAATACGAACAGGCAAGAACAATCTGCCGTGAGTTCAAATCGCAATCTCTTATGCAAGAAAAGAGACGCCAAATCAAACGCGGTGTTGCTCTAGGTATCTGGAAGGTTGTAAAGGACGAAGTGGACGGGAAGTCGAAGGTGGTAGCAACAGCTGGTGAATCTTGTTTCACTGATGTAGACTTTAGGTCTGTATCAATTTACAGGATGCATCGACCGTCGCCGAAATACGAGTATTAGGGAGAAGGGTTTTCTAAGGGTGGAGAGAGCCCCAGGATGAAGCAAAGGAGGTTATTATTTACATAGAAATGAAGGTGAAACCGGATTCTGTGAATATACAACTAACAATGTGGACTGGGACGGTGTCAAGCTGTGGTGCAGAGTTAAGCAAGACTTGAGAGGGTTTCCTCATCTATGCTATAGCTCTAACTAAACAGTGACACTGAGATTCTCTACCTATGGAGACACTTGTCTTGGAG